TGCGTGGGCATGACCGTCGACCACGCGCTGATCTGTTCGCGGGTCCCCTTGAAGTCGACCATGCGGAGGTCGTCGGAGGGGCGGAGGTCGAAGCGGCGGAGCTCGCGGGCCTTCTGTTCCCGGAGGGCCTCACGGTCCGGCCGGGTGCCCTTCTCGCGGGGCATGGGCTTGGGGGCCAGGGAGCGGGCGATGAGGAAGTCCATGCCGCTCATCTTGTGGTCGACGTAGACGGGCCGGAACCCGCACTCGGCCAGGAGCGCCGTGGGGATGACCCAGGGGGCGCCGCCCATCATCCCCGAGGCCAGGCGGACGATGAGCCGCTGGCCGCCGGGCGAGACGAACGCCTGGTGGGGCGCGGAGCGGACGCGGTCCGGCTCCGGGAAGTCGGCCAGGAAGGAGGCCAGGACCCAGTCGTCGGAGCCGACGAACGCCACGTAGTTGGCGCCGCCCTCCCGACATGCGTGCTCGAACCCGTCGTTGAGCTTCCGTCCCAGGTGGCGGTTGGGCCGCTCCAGGACGTCGAGTCCGAGCTCCCGGGCGGTGTCGACGTTGGCGTCATCGCCGACGACGAGGACACGGAGGTCGACCCCCTGCCCGCGGAGCTCGTCTTGCAGGTCCACCTTCTGTTCGAGACAGAGGCGGGTGATGCCCTCCCGGCCGTGGACCGGGATGACCAGCCAGAGGCGGGCCACTAGAGCCCGAGGTCGGCCAGGCTGTCGTCCTCGACCAGCGGGGCGGCCATGTCGGCCTGTTGGTACACGCCGCCCGTGCCGTAGGCCGGGACGTCGTTGCCCAGGGACGATTCGTAGGCCGCGGCCGCGCGGCGGAGGAGCCGACGCTCCCTCGTGGTGGGAAGGAGCGTGGCCACCGCGTTGGAGCCGGCGGCGTACATGTAGTCCCCAAGCTGTTCCTGGGCCAGGCCCCGGGGGTTGGTCAGGACGCGCCGGACCATGTTGACCACGATGGCCACCACTACGGCCGGCGTGTCCGGGGCGTCGACAGCGTCGAAGGTTGGGGCCACGCAGGCCCGGGCCACCGCCGAAGCGTCCTCGATGGCGGCCTGGGCCTGCGTCTCGTCGTCGTAGCTGACCCCACGTGCGTCGAGGTCAGGGACGGTGATGAGCCCCATGGGAGACTAGGTCCCCGCGACGATCTTGCAGAAGCGGGCCTCGTCCGTGCCGGTGCTGTCCTCGTAGACCGCCGCCGCGCCGACGAACGCCGACACGAGCGACTGGTCCGACGCCACGCTGGCGTCGTACTGGAACACCTGGCGCATGCCGATGCCCTGGGCCGACGCCGAGGAGCTCGACGCCGCGCCGCGGGGCGCCAGCGGTGCCCGGACGGCCATGACCAGGCCGCTCCGGTGGTAGGCGATGGCCTCGCCCGCGTCCAGGGCGCCCGACTCCACGACGTTGAAGCCGAACATGCGGCCGATCATCGCGTCCCGCAGGGCGCCGTCCGAGGCGGACTGGCTGGCGTCCAGCAGGAGGTCGTACTTGAGGAGCCGGGTGACGAGGTCCGGCGCCAGGGCCAGGTAGCGGTCCGACGGCGGTGCGTCGTTGTCCGTCAGGAACTGCCGCGCCCGGAGGATGGTGTCGACGTCGTCGGCCTCCGTCGGGGTGGCGTCCCAGTTGACCGTCGCGTCCGTCGCGCCGAGGGCGTTGATGACGGAAGCGAGGCTGTCCTCAACACCGAGGGCCACGGCCTGCACCTGCGGAAGCGTGATCTGCCGGGCGAAGTCCTCGATGTTGTAGGTGAGCTCCTGGTCCGTGATGTTGTGCAGGTGGTACTTGTGCGACAGGCTCACGTCGACGCCGACCTCGTTGATGGCGTCCGCCGTCAGCGCGGAGCCCGCGCTGGCCTGCGTGCGGGCCGCCGACGGCTGGGGCACGCGGACCGTGATGGTGTCACCGTTGGAACCGGAGAACTCGTCCCCCGGCACCATCGTGACGGTCTGGGGCAGGGCGAGCGAGCGGACGAGAAGCTGAATCGCCACCCGCGAGATGCCCTGAGCGGTCAAGAGGGCCACTGGCCTTCCTTTCGTTCGTCAGATGCCACGGCCCTCGTGGCCGCGGACTTCTAGAAGCGGGAGCCGAGGATGGAGTCGGCGAGCTTGCCGGGGTCCGGCTCCGAATCGTCCTCGTTGGACGCGCCACTCCGCAGGTCCTCCCGCGGGCGGCCGCCCTCGTCCTTCGCTTCGTCCTTGGACTCGTCCTTGGACTCGTCCTCGTTCTTGTCGAGGCCCAACTCCGAACGCATGGCGTCGGCGTCGTCCTCCAGTTCCTCCTTGGTGGAGCCCACCAGCCGGCGGGCCTGGGCCAGGGAGAGGCCCTTGGCGGCGGCGACCTCGAAACGGTCGGCCTTGGCCTGCGCGGCCTCGGCCTGTTTCGACAGCGTCTCCACCTGGCCCCTGAGCTTGTCGACCTCGGACTTGTCCGCGTCCTCAAGCTCCTGGAGCCTCGCCTGGAGGGCCTTGGCGGCCTTCTCGGCGTCCCTGCGGGCCTTCCGCTCCGCGTCCAGGGCCTTCTTCCCCCCGTCGCCGAGCTCCTCGGACCTCACGTCCGTCTCCTTCTCCTCGCCCTCGTTGGGCTGGTCGTTCTCCTCGGGCATCGTGCCCTCCCTCTCCCCATCGCGGGGGTTGGTCTACTGGCTCAGGTGGGCGCGGAAGGCGTTGAGTGCCTCACCGCCGCTGAGCCCTTGCGTGACGTTGTCCCAGTCGTCCCGAAACTTCGCGTTCTGGGGGAGTACCTGGGAGCCTTCAAAAGCCGGTTCTGCCGTGCACCCACAGTGTGCGTGAGCCTCGAACCCGGCACCGCTCTCCTCCTTGGAGAAGATGCCCTGGGAGGCCACCATGGCGCAGAAGGCGCAACACCCACCGCTGGTGACGCGCTGCCACCCATGGGCCGCGCGGTCGGAGTGGACGGCGTCCAGGAGTGTCTCACGCCCGCCTCCCAGGACCATGGAGGCGGCGGAGCCCGACACCTTGACGAACCCGTTACGGGCGGCGGCCTTCTCGTCCAGGCCGCGCCGGCGGGCGTTGACGATGCCCGAGATGCCGGCGCCCCGGAGGAGTCCCTCCTCGACGCCCGGCTCCAGGGAGGCGGCGGGCGTTACGACGGCCGTGCCCCGCACGCCCTCCAGGCGGCGGAACTCCATGTAGTAGCGGGCGGCCGCGGCGCCGCTGGCCTTGCGGCCGGCCCGGACCACGAGGGCGCCCGCCTTGGCGAACGGCCCGATGGTGCCGGGGAGGTCGTCGGCCCGGACGATGCCCCACAACGTGAGGAGGTCCCGGACCGTGGCGGCCTGGAGCCGGACCTGGAGGAGGCGGTGCCGCTCCGTTAGGTGGGCGCCCTCCCGGGTCCTAGCCACCGAACGACGGCGGCGCGGTCTTGTCGAGGAGCGCGGCCAGGTGGTCGTAGGCGTCCGGCTCGTCGGCCAGGGCCTCCCACTTCTTGATTTCGTGCTGGGCCACGCCCGGGATGCGGGGCCAGAGGGCGCGGGGCGGCACGCCCAGCTTCTCGACCAGGGTGCCGTAGGCCGCGGCGGCCTCGGACAGGGAGCGGACGCGGGTGTCGCGCCAAATGACGGAGGCGCTGGGGTCCGCGGACTCGCCCGCCATGACGGCGGCCAGGTTGAGGACCTGTTCCCACGCCTCGCCGGCCACAATGCGGTTCTCATCAATGCCGGCCTGGTGGGAGGCGCGTGCGGCCTCCAGGGCGTCGGCCGAGATGTTGACGAACTGCCCCATGAGCTCGTGCACGGGCGTCTGGGAGACGGTGGCCAGGTGGCGGATGGTGGCCTCCCGGCTCTCGATGTAGCCGCGGAGCTCTGTCTGGGCGAACTCGCCCACCTGGACGTCCGAGGGGTCGTCCTCGAACATCATGAGGCGCGACGCGCCGGTCTTGAGGGCCGTGGCCTCGGAGTCGGCCAGCCAGCCGATGATGTACCGCTGGCGGAACGCCCCGTAGTGCTGGGCCACCTGGAGGCCAAAGCTCGTGATGTTGACCTGGTCCTGGAGAGGGATGAACGGTTCGACCAGGCCCTCCACGTCCACGTCGAGGTCGACGGTGTCGCGGAAGCGGACGATGGGGCAGACGCCGGCGTCGTGGGGCGCGGTGTCCACGAGCTCGAAGGCGCCGCCTTCGGTACGTCCCAGCGTGTAGACGGCCTCGGCGTCGATGAGCCGCCAGGCGCCACCGCGCCGGCGCTCCAGGGCGACCACGGGCCAGAGGTCGTCCGCCCCGTAGGCCACGGTGAGCTCCCGGGGACTCAGGCCCCGGATGACGGGCACGGGCTTGCCGGGGAGGACCAGGGCGTAGGCCGCGCCGAACGTCAGCGCCGCCCGGTGGACCCCCACCTGGCGGGCGTCCATGCCGTTGGCCTGCCAAATGTTCCAGGCCGGGACGTTGTCGGGGGAGGCGTCCGTCTGGAACCCGTCCACGTACATGTTCTGGACGCGGGCCGCCACGACGTAGCGGATGAGGTTGACCCGGGACAGCTTGGCCAGGTTGCGGACCTCGGCGGGGACCCCGGCCGGCAGGGAGGCAAGGCGGCCGTCCGAGAGGGGGCCGTTGGGCTCGACGCCGTCGCGGCGGTAGCCCAGGAGGCGCTCCAGGCGGGGCTTTTCGCCCTCCCGCTTCTCGTGGAGTTCGGCGGC